CCGCGTGGCTGTCGGTCATGGTGACCGAGGCCTCCTCGCGGTCCCAGAGGACCGCCTTGGAGAAGTCGCCGAGCAGGGCGGTCCCGGCGGGGACGGCCTCGGACTCGACGACCGGGATCCCCCAGAGCGACGCCGGCCCCGAGCCGAAGGGCCCGTTGCCGTAGAAGCGGTTCTGGGAGTCCTTCGCGACGTCGATGCGCTCGGCCTGCGTCGGGTTGACGATGATGCCGGTGGCGTTGACGCGGCCCACCGTCTTCGCCAGGCGCTTGGCCGTGCGGAACGAGCCGAACCACGTGGCGTCGTTCGTGGTGACGGCCGCGGTCGTCTGGATGCCCGAGGTGTTGAGGATGCCCGGGAGGTTCTGGCCGGTGCCGGAACCGGTGAGCATCTGCGTCTCCTCGGTCTCCTTGAGGTCCGCGACGAGCTCGTCGTTGATGAGACCCTCGAGCTGGGCGACGTCCGAGAGCGCGCGCTTGGTGGCGGGCACCCACTCGGCGATCGTCCGGACCGTGGCGGTGGCCTCGGCGAACGCCCAGGCGCCCTCGGGCTTGTAGCCGCCGTTGGCGTCGAGGGTGAGCGCGGCGCCGGAGGAGGCGCCCGTCGTCGGCGCGGCGGACGAGGTGGCCTCCGCGACCGGGGCGGCCGCGTTGGTGTGCGACGTCTGGGTGACGTACTCGACCGTGTCGGACGTGGTCCGGCGGACGGACACGAGGTCGCGCAGCGTGAGCGTGCGACGCCCGAGCATCTCGACGATGTCGGTGCGGTCGTTGACCACGAACGCGCCGGCCGAGGTCTGCGAGCCGCCGACGAACAGCGACTTCTGACCGATCAGCGTCGGGAAGGAGATCGGCGAGGACTGGACCCGCGCCTTCTCCTGGATGTTGATCGAGCCGTCGGGGCGCTTGAAGCCGTCGAGCATCGACTTGAACTGGGTGCTCTGGGTGACGACCTCACCGAGGGACTTGCCTGCGGGCTTGCGCTCGGGGTCGCGCAGCTGAGCCTCGAGGTCCTCCTTGGAGGCGCCGGGCAGGCCGATCAGGTCGGCGAGCTCCTTGGCCTGGGCCATGACAGCTTCGTCGGCCTTGGCGGTGTCCGCCTGGGCCTTCTTCTCGGTGGCCTCTGCGAACTTGGCCTGGAACTGCTGGCGCTCGTCGGCGGTCATCTCGCGGCCGCCGTCGGCCTCTGCCTTCTCGGCGATCTCCCGTGCAGCCTTGGCGGCGACGGCAGCCTCACCCAGGAGGCGCGTGTACTTGCTGTGAGCAGACATGCTCTTCCCTTTCTGGGGTTCTACTCGCCGATGGCGGCGAGCTCGATGGACTGGAGCGCCGACAGGTCAGCGGGGGCGGGACGCATGGGCTCCTCGGACTTGGCCCGTGCGGGCTCCTCGTCCTTGGCCGGCTCGTCAGCCTTGGCCTTGCCGTCGTTGCTTTCGAGGGCGCCGAGCACTGCACCGATCGCGTCGTGTGCAGCGCGCAGCTTCTCCTCGTTCTTCGCAGACAGGACTCGGCCTGCCTTGACCTCAGCGGCCAGCTCGCGCAGAGCCTTCGCGCTGAGGAGTTCGGTCTCCTGGTTCGCGCCGATGAGCGTCGGGCCGACCTCGTAGAGCTTCATCTTGCGGAGCTCGTAGTAGTCGCCGAGGACGTCGCTCTTGGCGTGCGCGCCCTCGAGCACGTCGTAGGAGAACGAGAACTGGGTGACGCGCTTGCCGCGCAGCAGGCGGGCGACCTGCTTGGCGCGCTTCGCGTCGTCGTCGGTGTCGAGCTGGCCCTTGATCCAGAGGCCGGTCTTGCCGTCCACGGTCTTCTCGGCCGCCTCGAGCACGAAGCCGATATGGTTGTCCGGGTCGTCGTAGCGGTGGGACCAGATGATCGGGATGGGGTTCCCGCTGGCCTTCCACTCGGCCAGGGACTCGTCGAACGCGCCGGGCATGACGACGTCGCCATAGGAATCCTTGTTGCCGACTACGGAGACGAGCGCCTCGAACTGGCCCTCGGAAAGGCCGTCCTGCTCGCCTGCCTTGACGTGGGTCACGACAGCAGATTTGGTCAGCACGGTTTCAGCCCTCCTCGGGCATAGGGGCGCGGACGGTCACGGAATGTTGATCTCGAGCTGGCAGTTGCAGCCGGCGACCTCGTCGGCGTCGCCGCCGTCACCGGGCCACGCGAGGCCGTTGGAGAAGTTCTCCGACAGCGGCACCGTCTCCCCGCTCACGGCGGCGTGAGAGGCGCGGGCGTTAGGGCCCGTGATCCACGTCTTCGTGGCGGCGTCACCGGCGGCCTGCTTGGCCGACTCGACAGTGCCGAACCCCGACCATGCGGTGACCGCCGTGGTGGCGATCTGCGCAGTGCGGGACTTCTCGCCGATGTCGAAGACGTTGGCCACGGCCTCGGGGTCGTCGGACTCCAGGGCGGCGTCGATCTGCGCCTTGGTGGTCGCGTTGACTGCCCCGGCCACGCGGTCGGCGACGGCCTTGAGGAAGGCGAGGGTGCGGTCGACGTCATACTCGTCAGGCGAAACGCCGAGCGAGGCGAGGGTGGACTTGGCGACGTGCTCGGACGTGGCGACGGCCAGGGCGAACAGGTCGCCCGCCAGCTCCTCGTCCCAGCGGTCCCCGTCCCACCAGTCGTCGCCGGACTTCGCACCGAGGCGCGACTTCACGACGGCGCCCTGGCGGCGGAAGAACGCCGACACGACCTGCTCATGCTTGGTGCGGTAGTTGTCCGCGGCGCGAGTCTTGGACCACGTCACCCGCAGCGGCATCCCGGGCCCGCGAGGCGTGACCATCGGGCCAGCCGACTTCGGAGCGGAGTCCGTCGGTGACGCCTGCCCGCCCACCAGGACGTTGAGCGGCGTCACGAGGTCGTCGCCGCCGGGCACCTGCGGGAGGTTCTGGCGGGCGCGCGCCTCGTTGCGGGTCAGCCACGGCGCGCCCACTGCGGTCTGCAGCGACGTCGCCTGCTCCTCGAACGAGCCCTTGAGCTTCTCGGCCAGGTTGAACTCGACGTAGACCTTGCCGGTGCTGTCGAACTCGGGGACGAGCTGCAGCCCGATCTCCTCTTGGATCATCTGCAGCCACGGGCCGAGGGTGTCCTGGTAGAGGTTCTTGTGCTGCTCCTCGATGTTCGAGAAGGTCGCGTGGTCGAGGATGCCGACCATGGGGAGCGGGATGTGGAACGCCGCGGCGACCTCTTCGCGCGTCAGCTTGCGCGTCTCGAGGTACTGGGCCTGAGCCGGGGTGACGCCCCCGCCGACAAACTCCATGTCGTCTTCGAGGATGGGCGTGCCGCCCGCGCCCGGGCCGGCGCCGGTGTAGAGCCCGCGCCAGTCGTTTCGGAACCGCTCACGAGCGGCCGGCGACCAGTCCCCGGCGCTCTTCGGGCGCTTGATGTACCCGGGGAACCGAGCACCGTTGCGCCACAGCTGCTCGCGGTAGACGCTCGCCTGATACTCCTCGGCCAGCACCTGCCGCAGCGTCTCCATCGGGGACAGACCCCAGCGCGCGTCGGTCGGGTTGTAGCCGCGAAAGAGGACCACGTTCTCCATGGCGATCTCGATGGCGCCCTTGGAGCCAGCGAACTTCACGCCCTCCGGCCACGCCCACGACTCGCCGAGCGGGCTGATCTGGTTCGGCGGCAGGCGCAGCAGGCCACGCGGAGAACCGTCGACCTTCGCCTTGACCCAGCAGGCCACGTCGTAGATGCCGAGGTCATTGACCAGGGAGTCGATCAGCCGGTAACGGGTGGTGGCTGCGTTCGGCTTGGCGATCAGCGCAGCCAGCGGGTGGTCGGACGCAGCCAGGCGGCGGCGGTCGGTGTCGGAGGTGCGCTCGAACGTGTGCAGGCCGATCTGGGCGATGTTGCGCGCCAGGAAGGAGATGGCCGTGCGGACGTGCGGCTGCGTCTTGTAGAGCGTGGCGTAGTCCGCCGTGAAGTCGGCGGCCAGCGTCAGGCGCGAGACGGACGAAGCGGCCGGCCGGTCGAGGCCGGTGAGCTTCCCGTCGGAGAGTACGAAGGTCATGAGGCGACGACCTGCACGAAGTCGATCCGGTCGCGCTCGATGATGACCTCGCCGTCCAGGGGGGCAGTGCCGCCCTCGCTGTGCAGGCGCGCGTCACGGAGCACGAGCAGCGCACCCTTCTCATCCCACAGGACGCCCTCGATCGCGGAGCCGGTGGTCAGGTTCACCAGGACTCGGCGGCTGATGACGAGCTTGTATCCGCGCATCAGACGACCTCCAGTCCTCGTTCTTCGTAGACACTCGGGCCGGTGACGACCTGCGGGCGGGTGAGCAGCCAATGCGCGGCGGTGAGCGCCTGCAGCGGTGCGATGTCGGCGGGGGACTTGCGGCCGTCCCACATGAACGCGCCGCCGTCCATGAGCTTGGGCACCGCGGTCGCGGCGGCCACATCGAGCACCGGCTGCGGGAAGTGCCGGAACCGCGCCTCGCGCACGTCGTCGTACAGTCGGCCGGTGGCCTGCGGGACGTCCGAGCCCTGCCAGTCGACGACCGGGAGCCCGGCTGCCTTCAGGTCGGCCATCAGGTCGGACACTGAGGAGCCGCGGGTCTGGCCCGCTATCTCCTCGATCAGCTCGTCGCGTTCCTTGAGCCACGGCTGCACCCACTCGACGCCGGCACGCTGGGCCACGATCTCGCCCTGCGGGAACCCATCGGCGTCCCGGCCGAAAAACGCCACGTAAGCGCGCGTGCGGTCCATGGACAGGCCGACGCCCGCCTTCACCTTGCCGACAATCTGGGGCGGCTCCTGCGCGTCGTCCGTGGGCTTCCACGTCCCGGCCTCCCAGGTGCCCGGAGGGAACGGCCCCTCGAGCGACCCGTCTGACCACTGGCACAGCACCTCAGTGCGGAAGACCCATTCGGGGTCGGTCTTCGCGGCAGAGGCCACGGTGCGCTCGGTGAAGCCGCCGTGCCCCAGTGACGGGTTGGCCTGCGCCCATCCGTCCCGGTCCCAGACGTCGCAGCCGGGAGCAGCGGACCACTCGAAGATGCCGAGCGTCCCATCCGACTCAACCTCGAGCTCGTCCGGTTCAAGGTTGTCGTCCTCGAGCAGGGCGGCCGGGTCGTCGTCGCCGTTGATGCCGTCGGGGTCGCCGATCTCGGCGTGCGCCATCTTGCGCAGGTAGCGCAGGACGACCGACGTGGCGTCGCCCGCGTTGGACAGCGCCCACACCTGGGCGTTGGCCCGGGCCATGGTGGTCTTGGTGATGGCGCCCCAGGCGTCCCATGACTGGTGCTCGCGCAGCTCGTCGAGCAGGATCAGGTCGCCCGACAGTCCACGGCCGGCGCGACGGTTCGCGGCCTTGACCTTGTACCGTTCGCCGGTCTTCAGCTCGAGGGACTTCTTGCCGTTGACCTTGACGACGCGCTCCTTGAGCTCGTCGAGGTCGGGGGTCTCCTCGACGATGTCGACGGCGCCCTGCCAAATCTCCTCGGCGACGTCCAGGTCTTGCGCGGTGCCGATGACCAGCGACGTGCCGAGGACGTACAGGAAGAACAGCGACAACACCTGCGACAGCGTGCTCTTGCCGTTCTGCCGAGCCACCAGCACCACGACGTTGCGGAACCGGAACGAACCATCGGCCAGGATCTCCAGCGCGTGGATCAGCAGCCACCGCTGCCAGGGGAACAGCTCGATGCCGACGACGTCGGTAGCGAACTCGATGACCGCGAAGCCCAGCGTCGTCTTCGGCGTCAGCTTGCGCAGCGGAGGCGTGAAGACGCGAGGCGTCTCGGAGCCGAGGCGCTTAGCCGGCCTTGCCGTGGACGGAGCGGAGCTTGCCGAGCGTGCCACCGCCGCCCTCCTTGCCCTTCGCCTCGATCGCGGCCTTGGTTCGACCGGCCGGCGTCAGGCCCAGCGACTCGCAGAACTTGAGGTAGGTCGGGATCGACACGTTGTCGTTGGCCGGCACGGTGGGGCGCTTGCCCTCGACGCCCGCCGCGTCGTCGTTGGCCCAGTCGACGATCTGGTCCCAGGCGTCGATCTTGTCCGCGAGGGACCGCAGCGCCTCGATCGCACCAGCGTCCATAGCCGTGAGATGAGAGGCCGCCTTGAGGGATTGCTCAGTGGCGTCCCGAACGTCGCCCACGGTCACCACTCCCTCGATCTAATGCCGGTAGGGCGCGCCTCTGCCAGCGCCGTCTCCCATCCGGGGAAATCGCACACCCCGTCGCGTCGGTCGAACGCCTCGAACCACTTGGGGATGGAGGCGACGCCCCGGACCTTGTCCGCCCTGCCTCTTTGCACCACGCGGCGCTGACACTCCGCGGGGTCCTCGGTCAGCACATAGACATGCGTCGCATTGACGAGTTCAGCGGCCTTGGCGCGGGCCGACGAGGATGCCCCCGCACGGATAACCACGGCCCGCGCACGCGGGTCTTTCGCCAAGTCGGCCAGCTTCATAGTGAAGTGCTTCTCAGATGCCCACTCGGGATCGTCGCGGTCGTACACCTTCAGACCCGACTCTCGTGCCGCCGTGGTCTTTCCCGAACCGGCCGGGCCGCAGAGGACCACGACAACCCGCTGTGCGTTCATCCGATCTTCCATCTCTCGCGCGCGACCCCGGTCAGATGGCCGGGGGGAGATGGACTCC